GCCGTTTGCGACGAACCAGTACTTGATCGGCGAGTTGACGCCCAGCAACGCCACCGGATTCGAATTGGAGCCAGGAGGATCCAAGCGCGGCTGCGCCGGGTTGTAGCCGGTATGACCGAAGATCGCCATGTTGTAGTAAGCGCTGGCGGGCACCACCCACGCCTGCAGAGACACGTAGATGTCATCCTCGCCCGCCAGACCTCGGCCCTTCAGTGACACAAAATCGTTGGCCGCGAGCGGACCGCTGGCCACGCCACCCACCACCTGCCATTGCTGGTTCGCCGCAACCAGGGCGGCATTGGTGGTCAGGAAGTCCCGCAGGCGGGCCATGAGGTCGGTGATGTTGGCGGCGGTGTCGGTTGCCCAGGCCATGCTCAGAGTCCCAATACTTGGCGGATCGCCGCAGAGTTGCGGCTGATCTTGTTGATGACGGTGGTGTCGCTGCCGGGGTCGTCCAGGTACTGGTCGAGCAGGTCCGGCGAAACCTGGTTGATCACGCGCAGGCCCAACTGCGCAGCAGTGCTCGGCGGCGCCGACGCTGCGCTGGTGAACACGGGGGACCGCTGCAGCGTGGGCATCGCTGCCACATGCCCTCCGTCGGCATAGCCACGCCAACGCTCAAGCGCGGCCATACCCACCCTATTGAAGTCGTAGAGGAATGCCAGGGCGCCAGGCTGGCGTACTACTTCCTGACGATGGACGAATTCACCCGCGTGGACCGTGCCGGCCTCCTGATACTTGCTGCCAGGGCCGGTGTAACCGCCTACCGCATAGCTGGCGGCCGCTCTCACGGCCGACGCAGCGGCCATCGCCTGTGCCGCAGCCTGCATCTGGATGGCGGCAGCCGTCACCGCAGATGCCCCAGTGATCAAGCCCGCGCCCGAGGTGCTTAGCGCGGTTGCGCTGGTGGCCACTGCCGTGGCGCCGGCGGTGACGCCGGCAGCGGCAGTCGACAGAGCTGCTGCTGAAGCCTGAGTCGCGGCAGCGGCGGCCGCGTCAGTTCCGGCATCCACCCCCTTGTCGAACACCATCGACGTGATTCGACTGGCCAACGCCTGCGACCACTGATCGGCCACGAACTCGGCCAAGCCGCTGGAAACGGACAAGAAGAATCCGCGCACTGCGTCAGTTAACGAGGCGCTTCCATTTGCCAGCGACATAAAGGCTTCTTTGAAGCCGTTCTGAAGCGTCGTCCTAACGGTTTGCTGAAGCAGGTTCGTGGTCTGAACCATTTCCTTGAGCTTCAGGTCGATCTGATCGACCGCGGCGATTGCTTCCGGCGTTCCCAGTGCCATTGCCGCTGCTCGCATCTGCGGAACAAGATCCCGCAAGGCCGAGCTCTGCTTCTGATACAGGTCAACCACGCGTTGCTGTGCGTCGGCTTGCGTGATCAAGCCTGCTTCCAGCTCCACTTGGATTCTTTGCTGGCCCAGTGCGATGCCGGCCATGACCTGGTTGTAGGTATCCTGAAGGTTCTTCAGATCCGTGCTGGCCTTGCTCAGATTGAGGAGCTTGGCAACATCTGCAGCGTCAGCAGACCGTCCGGCGGCTTCCAGCTCTTCCTTCAGCTTCGTCAGTTCACGCGTGGTCTTGGCCAACTCCGCATCCGGACCTCGGCCCTGCAGAGCTGCAATGCGATCGCGGATCTCCAGCATCTTGCGGTCGGCCTCGACCCGCAGGTTGGCCAGATCCAGCTTCTTGGCTTCGTCCAGCAACTCCTGCTTGGTCTTCGCCGAAGCATTCTGGAAGTTGCCCTCAGCAATAGCTGCCTGGATGCGGGCAGTCTCGGTCGCTTTCTTGCGAGTCTCATCCAGGGTTCCGACCAGATCGATCTGCTGCTTGAGTCGCTCCAGCTCTCGCTGTGCTGCGGCCTCATCCTTCTGACCTTCCGTCTTCGGCGCTTTCCGGGTGCGCTCTTTGAACTTCTCCTGCAGCTGGGCAACCCGCTTGTCGTAGGCACCGCCGCTGACGCTGCCATCGTCGCCGAAGCTGACACCCTTGAGGAGGTCGCTTCCTGGATTAGCCTTGCGCAGCTCGCGGAACTGCTTGGCAACCTCTTCGGTCGCCTTCTTCAGCTTCTCCGCTTTGCTGGCACCTTCCTCCAGACCCGATGCGATCGCCTTGGCGGCTTCGACGCCGGCATCCTGGATGCGCTGGGCTTGGCCGGCGCTCTCGGCAGCATTGACGTCACGATCGTAGGCGGCCCGAGCCTTGCGGAGCCGGTCCATCTGCTTGATCTGCAGGTCGTAGTAGTAGCTGATGGCTGGCGTGTTGCCGTTCTTCAGCGCCTGCTGCAGCTGCTCGGTCGTACCACGCATCGCCGCAGTTTCCGCGCGGAGCATCGCCTCGGAGTCGGTGCGGCCAATGTCCTTCAGCCCTTGCCAAACCCTCTTGAGCGTACGGGCCACTGCATCCCATGCCTGCTCCAGATAGCCCGCCCGCGATTCCATTTCTTTGACGCGCTGGTCACTGACATTGGCAATCGCCTCCAGCGCGGCCTTGGCGGCATCGGTCGCCTTGCCCTGGTCCTCCAGGGCTCGAACCTGTTCGTACACCGCTGCGGTGAGGAAGTGGTACTGCTCGTTGAGCTTGGCCAGCGTAGCCGAAGGCGCCTTGGAGACCTCGATCACCTTGGCGGTGGTGCCCTCGATCGACTCGCCCGTCAGCTTGGCCAGGTTGACCGCGACACTGATTGCAGTGGATAGGGTGTTGGCCGTCAGCTTCCCACTGGAAGCAAGCTGCTGCGCGGCCGCCGTAGCATCGGAGTACTCGCCGGTGACCGCACCGACGGCATTCGCCTGGGCATAGAGCTGACCGCTGGACACGCCAAGTGAATGGCCGGTCGAGATCACAGCGGCGTCAAAGGCTCGCAGCTGCTTGTAGCCCTGCAGCGCTGCAAAGCCAACAACACCCAGTCCGGCAGCCACACCGCCCAGGACGACCACCGCGGGGTTGAGCGCACTGGTAAGTGCGCGGGCGGCGGGGACGACACCGCCGAAGGAATCCTTCAGCTGGCCGCCCTGCTGGATGGCCACCATCCAGATCGGCATGCCGCTGACGATGCTGGTGGTGATATCGGTGATCTGCGCCGGCAGCTGGCGCATGGCCATCTGGTACTGGCCGGCCGAGATCGCCCCGGCGCCCAGGCTGCGGCTGGTCGCTTCGGCAACCTTGACCGCGTTGCGCTGGACGTTGATGCCCGCCAGGGCGCGGTTGTACTGCTCGCGACTGATGCGGCCGGCATCTACCGCCGCCTTGAGTTCCTGCTCGTCCCGCTCGAGCTTCTGCAGCTTTACTGATGCACTGTCATAGCGCCCCAGGGCGCCCTCAACAGCACGCTGACGCTGTTGCTCCGACCGAGCCAGGCCCGCTTCCTGCTTGTCCAGCGCCTTGAGCGCGCTGTTGTAATCCTCGGTGGTGATCAGGCCGCGCGCAATCACCCGATCAAGCATCGCCTCGGTGTCGGCCAGATCGGACATGCTCGCCGCGCCGCGCTCCAGACGTGCATCGAGCTCGGAGATCAGGCGAATCTCATCGGCCACTGTCTTCTGTACCGCTGCGCCGGACGTTCGGACGCGATCTGCGGCGGTGGCCACATCCGCCGACATGGCCTTAGCCGATTCTCCTGCCGTGGCCATGCCCGCCGCGCCGGCGGCCGCCTTCTGGCCAGCATCCTCCATTTGGCTGCCCGAGGCGGCACTGCTGCGCGCGGCCCTGTCCAAGGCATCAGCGGCCTTCTTCGCCTCTTTCGTGACGTCGCCCAGGCCGGCGCCGGCATCCTGGCCGGCGCCCTTGACCGAGGCGAGCCCCTTCTGGACCACTGGCAGCGCCTGGCGCACCTGCTCGATGTCCAGGGCGATACGCATCGCCAGTTCGAGGTTGCGCGAGGAGGCCATTGTTATTTCAGATCCTTCAGCAAGGTGGTCATCGAATTACCGCCGGCATACGCAGCGTTGACGTCGGTAATGCGCTCCCGCCGTGCCCGCCGCTGCTGAGCCTGGACGTGCTCCCAGGCGAGGGATATCTGGCGCTTGGTCATGCGACCGATATCGCCAAAGCTGCGGCCGTAGCCAGCGTTGATCAGGTCGGTGAAGACGCGTCCGTAACCGACGGGAGTACCTTTTGACTGACGGCGTTTCGGAGCAGGCGGCGGAGAAAAAAACTGCTATTGGCCTGCCACCACAAGAGCAGCATCTGCTCGCCATCGGTTTCGTTGAGCGTCTCCAGCCACGCTTCCTGCTCCCGCACCTCGGCTGCGTGATCCTTGGCATCAGCCGGCGGCGCTGCGATCGAGCATGCCAGTAGATGCCGGATCAGATCCGGGTGGGACATAAGTGCATCCATCACCTGCAGCATGGAAGGCGGATCGGTGCCTTCGAACAGCGGCTGCAGGTCCCCAACCAGTGGTGCGGCGGTCTGCAGGATGCGAGCGGCCTCAAAGAAGCCGTACTCGCGCACTGTGATGGTCTTTTCGCCGAGCTGCCCCTGCTGCTGGCCGGCTAGCACGTCCAGCTCACCGGCTATTGCCCCCGGATCCGTAGTGCCGGATCCGGGGGACTGCTGACCGACATTGCCGATCACCTTGGCCATCAGGCTGCATCCACCAGCAGGGCACGGGCGTACAGCCCGAAGCGCGGATCGGCCTGCCGCACCGGGTCAATCTTGGCCTCGCCGGTGAGCGCAATCTCACCGAAGGTGTCGTTGATCAGCGACAGCGTCTCCGAGGCCGGGAAGGTGACGCGGTGAACCTCGCCGCGGAAGCGCATGGTGGTGCCATCAACACTGTTGACGCCGTCGAAGAGTACGTAGTACTCGGACTTGGTGCTTTCGAAGACCTTCACCAGGCTGTGCGCAGCGTACTCATAGGTCTTGGCCACCACCGCCGTCTTAGCGGTGAGGAAGGTGACGATGCCGGTGGTCAGGTTGACGGTGTAGTCGGTGTCCAGCACCAACGGCGCGGCTGGGGTGCCGCCCTCCAGTACCAGTGCACTGATCGCCGCATACTCCAGCGCGACCACATCCCCCGGCTTGACCGTACCAATGGCCTCGTTGGCTGCTGAGCCGGCAGCCAGCTCCATGCGGGTGCCGTCCGTGGCCAGCGCCAGGTGATCGGTGTTGAGCTGGCCCAGGGTCAGATTGACGCCGAGGTTGCGCTCGGTGGTCATGGTAGCGCCGACGCCGCGCACACCGGACCAGCTTTCCTTCTTGGTTTCACGAGTGCTGGACATGGTCAGCTCGAGGACGCTGGCGTCATACGCCCAACGCGCCGGTGCGCGGCTGCCGTCGGCATTGCGCAGGCCCAGGTACACACGACCCTGCAGGGAGAAATACTCGGTATCGGACATGGCTTACTTCGCCTCCTGGGCGATGGCAGGAGTCGCCTGGCCGTTGGCCTTGCGCGACGGATTGGGGGAAGAATCGGCGTCGGGAGCGTCGATGAAGCCGCGCTCAACCGCCCAGGGCACCAGGTCGGCAGGAAGCTCCACCGTTTCGCCTTCCGCAATGGGCTTGCTCGCAAGCGTCAGGCCCGCCTTCTTGATCGTGTGCTTCTGAGTGGTCTGGGTAGTCATCGCGGAATCTCGGGTTGAAGAACGGCTTGGGTCTTCCATACGTCGACCCAAAGGGCGGTGGCAGCGTCGTAGTCCTCGAGGTTGCCCTCGATGAGCTGGCAGGCACGGCCACCAGGAATGGGCGGTGCCCAGCCCAGCAGCGGCTGACGAACCTTGCCCAGCAGCAGGCGCAGCTCATCGATCACCTGCGCCCCGCGCTGCTCGCGGTAGTTGCGGCAGACGGTCACCACCGCGAAGTTCACTTCGACCAACTGCGCCAGGCGCGTCTGCTGGCCGGGGATCGAAACGCCGGTTTTGGTCTCCAGCGGCATCTCCCGGGCCAGCAGCACGTAGCAGCACGGCGCGGGGAAGTCGCGCAGCGCTGTAACGGCGGCGTAGTCGGCGCTGCCCTGCACCTGGCGCAGCTCCTTCTCGCTGACGCCCTGTCGGATGCGATCGCGCACCAGGCCAGTGTCGAAGGGCTGGGTGCTCACCGGCCGTAGTCCTGCAGGGTTCGATGGCTGAACTCTCGCGGTGGTGCACAGACCTCCGGTGCACCGCCGCTGGGCGCAGGCAGCGGGTCATCGGCGCCGAGGCTGAACTTGCCATCGCGCACCAGCTCCAGAAAGCGCAGCGCTTCCTTGTAGTCGCGCACCACCGGATCGGTGCGTTCCTCGGTGTTGACCCGGTCCTTGTGCAGCAGGTAGCGCGCAATCCATCGGGCCCAGGTGGACACGATCCCCGGTACCGGCGCTGGCAGCGGTACCGGATAGGGCTTGGGCTTGCGCATGACCAGGTCGCCGTTGATCACGCCATCGGCATCGTCCAGGGCGCTCTGCACGTGCGCGGCCGCCTCATCGGCGATCGCCACGTCGGCCGGGTCGAATGCGCTGCGATCGCTGCCGAGCAGCGTGGCATCCATCAGCGCATCGTCCACAACCGGATAGCGCTCCGGCGTGGCCACCTGCGCCAGCTCCTGGGCGAGCTTGGCCGCCGACAGCAGTGCGAGCGTGCAGTAGGACATGACGGCCGGTTACTCCAGCTCTTCCGGGGCGACCGGGTCGTCACCGAGGACACCGGCATCCTGGTAGGCCTGCGCCTCTTCCCACGTCATCTCGATCCACGCCGGCGGCTTGACGACGACGTCGTTGTGCTTGAACGGGCTGAGTACTTCAAAGCACATAGGCAGCCAGAGACCATCAGAAACCAGTGCATTGGGCGAATCGCCTCCACCGGCGGCAACCCCAATGGTGATGTCGGCTTCCGGCGACGGAGCACCCGCGTCGATGGCGGCGTCCTGGTCCGCTGCCGGATGGTCAGCCTGCAGCGGGTCGACGGTAGCACCATCGCCTGCGGAGGCCGCCGACGTGGCGGTCTCCAGCTCACTGTGGCCTTGCTCCGGCACCAAGCCGTCCGTCGCCGGCGGTGCGTCGGCAGTCTTGTCTTCCGTGACGACTGGCACGTCGGCCGGCTGGTCGTCCTGGACGGTCTTGGGTGCGCTGGGCGGCGCAGTGCGGGGCTTGGCCACGACGAGTTCTCCGAATAGGTGTGGTGCCGTGCTCTCCGGCTGTCACGCATGGTTCTGCTGTGCTCCGCACGGCCAGGCCCGCGTTTGCCTGGTGCTGCCGCTCGCTGGGTTGTACGGGTAAGGCGGCAACTGCGCCGACTATCCTTCGCCGGCGCCGGTCATCAGTTGCCTGCGCCGCTGATCAGATAGCCGGCGGCCATGCCTGCCAGGACCGGGGTGGCATCGTTGCTGACCCCGTAGATCCAGCTCTTGGCGCTGTTGTCCCAGTAGGGAACTTCGACCAGGGGCATGCCTTCGATGCGATAGCCATAGCCGTAGCTGGGCTCCTCGACGTTGGCGTTCACGTCAGCGCCAGGGCTGACGTAGGCCAGAACAGCCGAAGTACCCCAGACATCACCGAATGCGCCATTGTCATCGGCCACCACACCGCCGCCGACGACGATGTTGTCGATCTCGAAAACCTGCTTGAGCAGATCCAAGGTGACCTTGCGAATGCCGGTGCTGGCCGAGCGGTCAATCAGCTTTGGATGCTGCTTGAGCTGCTTGAACGCCTTGGCAGACAACAGCATGGTGTTGGGATACAGACCGATGCTGTCACGCACAGCTTCCTTGCCGGTTTCGACGTCCTGCGCGGGGTTCGAAGCAGCGTTGGACCACACGTTGTTGCCAGCCAGCGCGACTTTGTGGTCGTTGTCGTAGTTGGCTGCATTGGTGGCGATCTTGGCGCTGTCCACCTCGTATTCCAGCAGCAGCGAGCGCAGCACGATGTTCACGGCCCGGGTGCTCAGGTTGATCCCCGGCACCTGGCTTGCATCTCGCATATGTTCACGCGGCACCGGCGCTTCCAGTGCGCTCGGGACGATGGCGTACGGCTTGCCCTCATAGCCGAAGCGGATGCGCTTGGTATTGGCACCGGGGGCACGCTTGGCGTTGTAGATCTTGAAGGACTCCTTGCCGAACTCGATCACCTGGCCGCCATAGGCGGCGACGTCGGCGAAGGGGAACAGCGCGGTGGCCACGAGCTGCGCCTGGCGGTAGCCACGGGCGTGTTCGGAAAGGATCGGGTCAACGACGCGAACCTGGCCGGGGGTCATTTGTCCAGACATGTAAATCTCCTACGGCACTAGCCGGTCAGTTCGGGATGAGGATCACTTCGAGGACATCGCCATCGGCGGTGGCCGTGGCGCCAGGCGCCGCACGGGCAACGACCTTGCCGGCGTCGGCGGTGATGGCCTTGCCATCGGCACCCACCTGGAGGGCGGCGCCGGCAGCGATTGCGCCACCTGCGGTCACTTGCGTGGTGCCCAAGACGTCGACCGGCGCCAACTGCCCGACGGCGGCATCCGAGCGCGCAACCCCGCAGGCGTTGCCGCCGGCAGCGGCGACTTCACCGGTCGGCGAGACGAAGCGGTTGTGGGTGAGGGCTGCCGCGGCCAGCACGGACAGCGTGAGCAGAGCGATGTTCTGGGACATGGTGGGCTCCTGGATGGGAAGGTCAGCCGCCGACCGCGGCGACTGCAGCCGCCCAGGACGTGCCGGGGTGCTGCTGCTGGTAGGCCTTGGCCTGGTTGAACAGATCCGCGCGGCCGGCATCGACATGCGTGCCCGGGGGCGCGGCGAAGTTCGCCGCTGCGTTGGGTGCGTCGCCACCGGACTTCTCGCCGAAGTCCACTGCCTTGGGCAGGCTGGTCAGCAGCTCGCGCAGGACCGACTCGGCCGGCTTGGACACCGTCGTTTCGCCCTCGGCGAAGTTCAGCGGTTCCTTGCCATTCGGCTGGGCCAGCAGCAGCTCCACCACGGCCGGCTGCTGACGGGGCAGCAGCTTGCCTTCCTTCACCAGGCCTTCGGCGAACGCCACCGCATCTTCGCGTCGGGCGGACTGTTCACGGGCGGCGAGGGCCTTCTCGCGAGCGTCCAGGGTGGAAGCCTGCTGGTCGAGCTGCTGCTGACGCTGGGCGTGCTCCGGGGTGTTCTGCTGGGACATGGGGTCGATCTCCGATTTGACCTGTTCACGAGTGGGAGGCGTTGCCGGGATGGGCGCTGGCGCGCCGATGGCGCTGCGCGGGAACTGGGTGAGCAATGGCGACGAAAAGAGGGCTGAGTTGCGCGCTTCGTCGTCATCGCGTGTGCTGCTCTCGATCCCACGGATCTGCCAGTCGGGAATGACCTGGTCGGCCGTCTCAAGGCCCTGGGTGTCGATCAGCCAGTCGCGGAAGCGGCGGAACAGGTCCGTCAGCGTCCAGCCCAGTGGGGCCAGCGACATGGCAAAGCAGGCGGCATCGTCGCCCTCAGCGAACGAGGCTGACTTGAGTCCCTTCACCGCCGGCGGCTGCGCGCCCAGGAAGCCGATGTGGCGCAGGTAGTACTTGCCCGGCGTCGGATTTCCCGGCGAATCGGGCATGAAGATCGAAGCGCTGATCTTCTTGAAGCGCCCGTTGTTGACCAGCTCTGCAAAGGCAGGATCAACATTGTGCGGCTCGGCGACGAGGAGGCCGTCCTTGGCCTGAAGGGTTTTGCCCCAGCCATAGGCCGGATCGTCGGTCTTGGGATGGCCCACCACGATGGGTGCTTCATGCAGTGCCGGATCGTAGCTATCGGCGATCTGCTGCACATCCGCTTCGCTGAAAGTCAGCGTGCGGCCGTCTTCGGCAACGTGCGTGCCGGCTTTGAAGATCTGCAGGGTGGCGGCGGGCTGGTTCATGCCGCCAGTTTTCCCGCACCGCTGTCTCATGTATTGGGACCGCGGTCCGCAAGAAATGATCACTCTTGCGACATTGCAGGAAGCAGCAGTTAAGACCCCGCGCGCTCTTGGCCGCGAACACGCCAGAGAGGCGTGTCAGACACCAAGCAGTCCCCAATGACGTCCGAGTGTGGCGGCCCCGGCATGGAGGCGCGCACAGCGCCTCCTACGCGATGATCACTCGAAGGCGCCGCTCACGTGATCCTGGGCGATATCCAGCAGCTCCTTCTCATCCTCGCGACTGACACCGAGCCACGGACGAGCAGCGATGGTGTTCGTGTACGAAGGCATTGTGACCGAGCGCTTGTAGCGCGCGTTCCCACGACTGGCTTTGACGAACCGGCTGCCGCCCTTACCCGTCTTCAGGTGGATATTGGCCGGACGCGCGGCGCGTTGGATGGTGCCGCCGAATTGGTGGATGGCGCCATAGGGTGCATTGGTACCGACCAGGACGGCATCGTTCCCGTCCGTTTGCCATGAAGCCATGTCACCGAGCATGTGGAAATCGAACTTCAGAATCGGCACGCCGGGGCGCTTCTTCTGTTTCCAGCGTTTGTAGCTGGGCTCAAGCGCGCGCCATCGACGTCCAGTCGGGTCCCGCTCCTTTGCGGCCCGCTCGCGCGTGGACCTCAGCAGGTACTCGCCCCAGTCCTTCAAGATCAGTTGGCGCGCCTCGCCCTCCAGCTGCCGCAGCGCATCGGCCAGACCAGGTGTTGCCGAATCAAGGGTGACTTCAAACTGCGCCATCAGATCTCTCCCTGCAGCAGCTGCAGCGTGCCATCGGCAACGCCGCGCTGGAGTTCGGCGGGCATCAGCATCTGCAGCTGGGACTGCACCGTGCTGACGCCCGTTTCCGAGATGGCCACATCGACCACCATGAAGGCAGGACGCCCCACCGCCAGCACATAGCGCAAGCGGCCTGCGGCAGCGTCCAGCAGGATGGCCACCGCATCGAGAAGGCGGATGGGCAGCTCGGCTGCGGCGATGGCCACCGCGCCAGGTCGAGTGATGGGGAGCTGGTCGGCCAACACAGCAAAGGCCGCCGTCGCTGGGCGAACGGCGGCACGCTGCAGCTGCGAAACCAGTCCGGGCGACAGTGCTCCGGCCAGGTAGCGGGCAGCGTGGGCGGCATCAGCGTCAATGCTGGCCAGCCAGCTGGCGTAGCCGGCCTGCAGGGCGTCCCTGGCACGCGGCCGCGCCAAGGCCTGGGCGGCACTGGCGGCAGCGGGCGCCGCTGGCAGCCGCGCGCCCGTCTCCAGTGCACTCTGCAGAGCGGAGGTCAGTTGGCCTGTCAGCGAGGGCGGTGTGACCGGACCACCACGCCCGCCGGGCCAGTGGTCCGCCGTTGCTCCAGGCGCGTAGCCGAAGCCAGGATCGACGCCTGCCGGCGTCAGCACCGTGCGCGGTCCACCGGGACTGCGCTGCCCGACCGTCACCGACTGCATCACAACCTCAGGGGCCGTGTCGGGGCCGTCCTTGCCCAAGCGGCGCAGATCGCGTTCGTTGAGCGCATCGACGTAGCACTGGCAGCCCCAGCCGTTGGCCGGATAGTGATAGCGCCACCAAGGATCATCATGGCGCAGCACCATGCCATTCCAGGACACGTGCAGTGGCCGGGGGTGTTCGACGGCATCGTTGTGGTTGTAGCGCCAGAACGGCCGTACCTTGATCAGCTGCTGCAGCTGGGCCCAGCGCCCGGCGTTGTAGCTCTGACGCAGGTTGGTTTCGTAGATCACCCGCGAGCGCCAGTTCCGGCCGCCGTTGTAATCCCAGCCATGCGTGGCCACGATGCGGTCGAAGTCTTCGCGGAACTGCTCCAGCGTGCGGCCTTCGGCGATGACACGGTCGATGGACTGCCGGAAGTCGGCCAGCAGTGCGTCACGGTTGGCACCGGCCACCATGAAGCTGGTGTCGTGCTGGGCGTCCCACACGTCCAGGTAGCTCTCGGTGAGCACGTTCTTCTTGCGACGGAAGAACTCGATTTGCTCCTGGAACGGCAGTTGAGCGTAGGCAACCCCAGCCATTGATCAGCCTCCTGCGCCCTGGACGTCGCTGCGGCCGGCCAGCGTCGCTGCCGTCATCGCATCGGCCATCACCGAGGCGTAGTCGTCCAGGGTCATGTTCGGATGTAGCTCGAACAGCCGGTCGCGCAGTTCCTCCAGCGAATCGACCTCATCGACCAGCTGGCGGATCTGCTCCACCCAACCAGCACCGAGGGGCGACAGTCGCCGATCAAGCTGCTGGCCCAGGCCGATGGCAGGATCAGGTGCCTTCGGGGTGCTGTCGGCAAAGGCCGCCGGATAGTGCCGGCGCAGCAGGCTACCCACCGTACCGCCGGCATCAGCGAACTGCGGCCCATCGATCGCTGTCGGTACCGCAGGTGGCTCCGGCAGCGCCTGGACAGGCTCGTAGTTGTCCCCATAGGTCTGGTCCATGTAGACCTGCTTGGGCTTGTAGCCCAGGTCGAGGATCTTCTTGTCGCGACTGGCAGTGGCGTCCAGATCCTCCGGCTCTTCCGTGACGCGGTAGACCCGTGGGATGGCTGCGCCGGGGAAGTTCCATTCGGTGAGCCAGCGCGCCGGCCCCTTGTTGAAGGACTCACACACCAGGTCTGCATCGGAGGTGATGATGTCGCGGCGCACTTCCCGCTGCAGCTGGTCGTTGCCCAGCTTGCCGGGTGTGCCCTGGGTGCTGGCGGTCTGGCCCAGCACCACCTTCTGGATGGTGGCATCCATGTAGTCCTGCAGGGCCTTGTAGTCGGCCGTGCCACTGCGCCCGGCCTCCAGCAGCGCCAGCTCCATGCCCTTGGGCATGATGATGCCGCTGTCGGTCTGGATCGCGCGCGTGGCCTGCAGGAGCTTGGCCTTCTCCGGATCGGTCGCCTCACTGTCGTACTTGCCCACTGCGGTGGGCATGCCGAACTTCTCCAGGAAGATCAGCCAGAACTTGAGCCCGTTGCGCTTGAACAGCACCGGCCAGTACAGCCAGTGCGCCAGCCCCAGGCCGTAGGGCTCATCGTCGTGATCGGCACCGGAGCAGAAGTTCCAGAAGTACGGCGCGAGTGCCGGGACGCCCTCGGTCATCTGGGTCTGGGTGAGCAGGCGCAGATCGCCTTCTTTGCCGTAGCGGAAGCGTCGGCGATTGCGGACCTTGATCGCCTCCAGGCCGATGCGGGTGCCGTCGACCTTGTACAGGATCTCGGCCACCCCATAGCCGTAGAACACGCCAAACAGCATCTTGCGGGTGACGTTGTCCCAGCCGATGCCGTGCAGCTGCTCCTGCAGATACTCTGCCGCCTGGCGGTCGATGCGCTTCTCGCCGCCAGGCTCCACCTGCCATTCGCAGGCCACCACCGAGTCCTGGCGCGAGCCGAAGGTGGTTTTCACCTCCGGATCGGAGAGCACCTGCTCATAGATCTGCAGGTCGTAGCCGCCCCGATTGCGCAGCACACTGTCAAAGGGCAGCAGCAGCGGCCCGGTGTAGCCACGGGTGATGTCGATGCCATCGGCGGTGGTGGCAATCTCGCGGCCAATCTCTGGGCGGGCGGTGGTCATGCGAATCCTCCAAAATCATTGCCGCCGCTGACCGTCCCAAAGGCATCATCGGTCACGACGGTGGCCACGCCGTCGGCTCGGCCGTCGCCGATGTAGGCGCGAGCGCCGGCCGCCTGGAACTCGATGGGCACCGAGGTGACGTGGTTGAGCGCGGCAAACTGCATCAGCACGCCGGCGATCGCGCCGTCGCCGTGACGGACCAGCTCCGGATCCTGCAGGTCCTTCCGTTCCAGACGCGGCACCATCGGGATGCCGTCGACGTACTCCACTGCGCGGTGGTCGTCTTCCAGGGACGCGTCCCTGGGCAGGCTGAGGAAGCCGTCTTCGAACAGCGCGATGTACTTGGGCATCCATTCGCCGTACCAGGGGCGCGACAGGGTGACCTCGTGGATTGGGCCACCGATGTAGCGGCCCGTCTCGGTATCGAGCTCAGCCCGGCCGTAGCGGTCGCCGGTGTACTCCATCAAGGTCTGGCCGGGACCAGTGGCATCGCCGGCGAATGACCAGCGACCAGGGAATTCTTCCTTCAGCGCGTCCAGCAGCGCCCACAGGATCTGCTCCTGCTGGCGGGTGGGCGCGTTGGCCATCTCTATCAGGAACGGCACGTCGCGGCGCAGATCCTGCCCGACCTTGGCAGGCTTGATGACCGAGAAGTGACGGTGGCGCGCGAAGTCCATGCCGATCGCCCAGCGCCCAGTGAACCCGGCCACCGCAGCACGGAGCACTGGCAGCAACGTGGTAGCAATCCAGACCGAGCACCAGATCTCGCGCTCCTTCTCAGAGCGCTTGGGGAAGTCATCATCGAAGACCAGGCGCAGCACAGGCCGGACCTCGGGCATGGCCCGATCGATCCAGACCGAAGGGATGGCTGAGCCATCGCCATCGCGCGGGATGACGTCCAGCTCCTCGCGCATGGCGGCCTTGCGCGGGCCGTAGGCCGAGCGGATGGCGGTGTACCACTCCTTTTTGCCCTCGGCGGTGGCCACCTTGCCACGCATGGCGCAGACCCGCTCGTACAGGCCATTGGACACCGCATCATCGAAGCTGATGCGGATGACCCCGGCCTTCTTGCCGTAGCGACCTGCCTGGACGTCCTGTACCAGCTGATTGAACGGGTTCTTCTTGCCACGGTGGGTGGACCACACGCGGATGCGGCCACCCCAGATCAGCAGCGCGGTGGCCGACTCGAGCACCTTGGCCACGTCCTTGTGCAGCGCCGCTTCGTCCAGGTCGACCACGCCCTGCAGGCCGTGAATGTTCTCCGGGCGCGAGGACAGTGCCGTGATACGGAAGCCACTGGCGAAGCGAACTCGGAACGCCTGGATCTGCCGACTGGTGCCATCGGGCTGCTGGTCCTGGAAGATGTGCTGCTCGATCCGCGAGGCCTGGCCTCGAGCAATGATCGGCGCGAACTTGGCCACGTAGCCGATGAACTCCAGACCCTTTTCCTTGGTGTCGGCCATGTACCACACGTTGTCGCCGCCGGCGTCCTTGGCAGAGGCTGCGGTGATGGTGTCACTCAACGCCTGGGCGAAGGTGATGCCGGTACGACGCCCCTTCTCGCAGACCGCGATATCCAGCCCTTCCTGCATCCGGATCCATTCGGACTGATGGGCCATCAGCACGCCAGCCTTGCTGGGGTCAAAGTTGGCCGAGATCGAGCGCACGCTCTCAGGCAGCTCATCCCAGTCCAGGACGCGCTCGGTATCCGGTAGGGGTCCCAGTGCACTCACTTAGCCGACTCCATGCAGCACCTTGTTGCGCCAGAACTCCACGCCCTCAGCGTCCAGGCCCTTTGCCCGTGCAGCCTCCTCGACCCGGCTGGCCGCGTCGACCAGCGCCTTCTGGCGGATTTCGCCGGCCCATTTCTCTCGCACGATGGAAGATCGGGTCAGCTCGGCAATGGCCTTGGCCGCCTTGCTGTACAGCGCAATGCGATCGGCGGGGGAAATGCTCTCATCGTCCTGGTCGGCCGCCTCCTGAAACTGCAGCAGTGCTTCGAACAGGTCGGTCTGCAGCAGGCCCATCAGCGCGCTGCCGCGCTCGGCGGCATTGTCCGGCGCCTGCTCGGCCACCAGCTTCATGGCTTCGGTGCTGGCGCTGATCGAGGCCAGGCGGCGCTTGAGCCGCTTGGCCCGCTCGTTGACGGTGGTCTTGCTGATCTCGTAGCCCTGCTCGCCGAGCCATTCGGACAGCGAGATGCTGCCGCCGAAGGCATTGGCGACCAGGCGCCGATCCAGCTCGTCGCGTACCTCGGCCGGCAATAGGTCGATCTTGCTCACGGGAGGCATGGGATCACCAGTACTTCGGTGGGCGCGCGATGCCCGGCCCGCAGTCGATGCTGTACTCGACAATATCCACACCGTGGCGCGTCAGCTCAGCCGACCACGGCCCCGAAGGGGATTTGGTGATGTCGATCAGGCGGCGGGTGTCCAGGTAATCCAGCTCCCTGCGCACTTCCAAAGCGGTGGCATCCGGATACATGTCCTGGGCGGCGCCGGCCAGGACGGCTTCGCCGATCGGATAGGGACGAGAGCGATCCAGCACCAGCAGCATCAGCCAGCGCAGCTGCTCCCGGCGCAACTTGCCCAGATCCGGGCCCTGATTTCCGTGACTCACGGCGTGTTCCCCTTGCTTTGCATCTTCGTGATCTTCGAGGCCACTGCATCGAGCTTTGCCTCGATGACGCTCTGCCCGCGGGCATAGTCCTCGCGGCGGACGTATTCCTTCGCAACTTCCAGACGGAAGTCGGTGAGGTGGCTCTCAACCTCGCGCCAGCGCTTGCTGTCGTTGATCAGGATGGCCAACTGCTGATCAGTGCGCTGCTGCAGCTGGTTGACCAGCCAGCGACCGCCGGCGATCAGGCCGCCGAGCAGGGTGATGCCGATGCCGGCGAACCACACCAGGTAGAGCGGCTGCACTTCAACGATCATGGGTTGGCCTCGACGGAAGGTTGCTGTCCGGTGAGGACACCGATGGCGCGCTGGCAGGCCCGGACGTGGTTGTCGGCGTCGCGTCCGATTCGAACAAGATCGCCCGCGACCTCTGCTCGTAGTTGGGCGCTCGCATCACGTTCGACGGCGCCAGAGACGGCTTGGGACAGGCGAGCGGTGTGGCAGGTGGCGAGGTCGTTGCGCAGCTTGAGATCGCCAGTACGCACGTCAGCCACAACGGCAGCAGGGACGGACGCGGACGCCTCCCGATCATTTTCATGTTCGTCTCCGATCTGGGCCATCGCCTTGGCCTGGGTGTGCTCGATGCCACGAGCGCTGCGCTCGTCTTCAAGCTGCGATTCAAGCGTGGTCACACGCTGCTGCGCCGTGGCGTCACGAGCCTGCGCGTCCAGGGCATTGCCGCGGTAGAGAAGTGCTGCGGCAATGGCCACCAGCAGGAGCACCAGCAGCAGGGCGACCGTTGCGATCAGGGTGCGGACCATCAGTGCCGGCCCTCGCACATCGCACGCTCGGCCGTGCGGCGGCGCTCCAGGCCTTTGTAGGGCTTGCCGCCGGCATTGGCCCAGTTGCTCAACTGGGCACAGGCCAGATCCCAGCGCCCCTGGTTGGCGTAGACGCGGATGCGCGGCTGCTGACCGTTACGCAGGAAGCACAGTCCATCCTTGACCCCGGCACCGCCAGGACCCACGTTGAAGGCGAAGGACGTCAGGGCAGCCGCCTGATAGTCCGTCATCGGCGCCTTGATGCAGCTCTGTACGGTGTTCCAGGCAACACCAAGGTCCGACTGGAGCAGGCGCTCGCATTCGGCGCGGGTGTAGGTGCGCTGTTCGACGTTTGCCGTATGGCCGTAGCAAACCGTCAGTTTGCCGACTACATCGCGGTAGGGCTGGGCCGAGTAGCCCTCAAAGGGCTGTACCAGCCCGAGCAGCAACGCCAGCATGGTCGCCAGCATTCCGCCCGCGATGGGCAGTGCTTTGTTACCGGATTGCTCTGCTGCCATGCGCCATCTCCAGGGAAAGATGGCCGACGGGCAGACGAGGATGCCCGCCGGCCAGGTGCGCCATGCGCACACCAAACCGATGGGCAGAGTTTCAGTCTTTGACTGATCGTCGTCTTTGAAACTGGTTTCGAGGAACCTCACGCGCGCGCGTGAGAGTGTGGCCTTTCATTGCGATCAACATCACAACGGGCGGACCGTCAGATCTCGATCGCCCCGAGTCAGTCTGGAACAGCTCGTGAATTCACTTGGTTCTGTTGCCTGTGCGCGTGCTCGGCAGCAGGCTGACTGAAAAGCCTCTCGAGATCCTCAGGCGGGAGCTGGATGCCATCCATTTGGAAAATTCTCTGGAATGTTCCATCCGTATTGAAGACCAGGATGACCTGCTTACTGGAGCTGCGCACATTGCCAGTCCAAAGACTGGCTTTCGACTGGATGTATTGCCAGGTGTAGCCAGTAGCGCCGCTTGCCCCAACCGATGATCGCAGCGGCGGCGCTTCCAAGAGGGCGGCCGCCTCGCTCAGCGTTGTTTTTCCGATGACTAGATGCTTGAGATTCTGGTCTTTGAAGTCCTGGCCAATTACCGCCTTTGCACCGAGCAAGACCAACAGAACCGCGAGCGAAAAAACCAGCTTCTTCATGACGCCTCCTTGTCCGATTTGAATTCTGCGCATTGAAAAATGCGCCCTTTAAAGCTCAACAGCAGGTCATCTACGGACTCAGGTCTTTGGCTTACGCAGTCCCCGAGAAGACCCTTCTTGGGTTTCCTTTGCCAGCAGTGCAGTCAGCATGTTCAAGGCCATTACGCGACCGGGATCGGACAGCGCCCAGAACGTATCCACCACGTCATTGAACTGCTCTATCTCAGTGTCCGTCATGCCGGGGCGTGCGATGCTGCGTTGCCCCGTCAGCACGTAAAGCGGATCCACTCCCGCATCAGCAAGCGCAGCCAGCTTGGCGGCAGGAGGGCTGGATGCATCTCTCTGCCAATCAATCACGGTGTTCTTCTTCGCGCCAGCGAGTTCTGCGAACTCAGGCAGCGTGAGGCCCAAGCGTTCCCGCTCGCTCTTCAGACGGGTTCCGATCGTCATACGAAATTCCATGCCATATGTGTTGACAGGCACGGAAATCCGTACCATGATTACTTCCACTGGCAGCGCCCAAAGCAGCCAACCAATGGAACAAGGATCAAAGGATACACGCGATGAGCGAACCCGCCCCCAGCCTGGATCTTCACCTCAAGGTCCGCACCGCCTTCGTTGGCAAGGGCACCAGTCTCCGCGGCTGGTGCATGGAGAACGGCGTCCCGCCGCAGAACGCCCGAGACGTCCTCATCGGACGCTGGAATGGCCCGAAGGGTCAGGCCCTGCGGCGCCGGCTGCTGAAGGCCGCAGGCCTGAGCGCCTCAGCATGAGCACCGCCGGCCGCCCCCTGGACGAAGTCCCGACCCGCGAACTGGAGCTGTTGCTTGCCTCGGCCCGTGACCAGTACGCCACCGCTGTGAACAACTGGCAGTGCGCCGTCGAATCGGACGAGCCGCTGGCCCACACCCTGCCGCTGGCTGGTGCCGTGGACGCGGCCGATCGCCGCGCCGTTCGCATCCTGAAGGAGCTGGCCCGCCGCCAGCAGGGAGCTGCGGCATGAGCGAGCAAAGCATCTTCGCCCGTCTGCTGTTCGCCTTGGCCGGGCACAGCCGCACCGGCCTGCGCCTGAAACCCATTGCCGACGGCATCGGCGAATCCCCCAGCACCACGCTGCGCAACCTGCAGCGATTGGCCGAGGACGGCCTGGTCGAGCGCTCCCCCTTCGACCAGGACAACTGGCGCTTGTCCCCCCGAATTGTCCAGATCGCCCTGGCCCATCAGGCCGAGGTGGCCCGTGAAGAACGGCAACTGGACGACTTCAAGAACCGCTACAGCCGTAGCCCCAACTGATGACGAGGATCGAAATGGCAGAGAAGCAACCCAACAAGCGCGGCGCCAAGCCGCTGGCCCAGGCCGAGCCTGTGGGTACGGAGCTGGATGCAGGCAAGCTGGCCGAGCGCAACCAGGAACTGGTGACGCTGGGCGAGCACCAAACCGAGGTGGTGGACCAGTTCGGTGACGGCCTGCCGTGGCACCCGGATCACTATGAGAACGCCATCCGGGGCGAGCTGCGCCGGGGCTGCGAAGCCTTCCTGCGCGCCGGTCGCTACCTGGTCGTGGCTCGGGAATGCGCCGAACATGGTGAATGGCAGGGAATGCTTGATCGCTTGGGCATTGGCAAGGCTCAGGCGTTCCGGATGATGGAAGCATCCAAGCGTGTGGCCATGCTCCCAAATGTTTCGCATGCGAAACATTTGATCGAAGCCACCAAGAGCCAGAGCCGCCTCATCGAACTCCTGTCCCTGCCAGAGGAGCAGTTCGCTGAGCTCGCCGAGCAGGGTGAAACCGGCGGACTGTCTCTCGATGACATCGAGACGATGTCCCGTGCCGAACTGCGCGCCGCCATTCGGGACGCTCGCGCCGATCTGGACGCAAAGGATCAGCGCATCAACAAGTTGAGCGAGGATCTGAACAAGGAGCATGAGAAGACCCTCAAGGCACAGCATCGCTGGAAGAGCGCCACCCCTGACGAACGGCTCGTCACGCTCAAGCAGTCGGTCACCGAAGCTGAGCAGACTGTGCTGGCTGCCATCGGCGGCCAGGGCAATGGCCTTCGCGCGGCGATCCTGGAACTGGCCGACTTCGCGTGCGACAACCACGTCGAGGAAGATGCGGCGCTGTTCCTGAGCGACGTGATCGGCCGGCTCCTCACCTCGGTGCGCATCGCCCGCGACGATGAGGAACTGGCCATCGCGATCCCTGTCACCAACGACGCGGGGATCTGACGTGTCCGAGGTCCTCATCCAGGCTGCGGCCAGCCAGTTGCTGGCGGCGCCGCACGGCAGCAAGGGGCGCATCGCCTCCGCGCTGGCCGAGCAGCTGGGATGCTCGGTCCAGACGGCCTACCGCCACCTGTCGAAGGTGACGGCGGCCCTCAAACCCCGCAAGCGCAGGTCCGATGCGGGCGAACTGTCACTTACCCGTGACGAAGCGGCCTCGATCGCGGCCATCGTCGAGGAAACCCGTCGCCTTACCGGTACCGGTGCGCTGCCGGTCGAGGAGGCCGTGGATGCCTTGCGTGCCAACGGCAGGATCGAGGCAATGCGCGTGGACAAGGCGACGGGCGAGATTGTCCCGCTGAGCACCTCGGCGATCTGTCGCGCCATCCGCCATTACGGCTTCCACCGTGACCAGCTGGCAGCGGCCACACCGGCTGCACGGCTGTCCTCCCCGCATCCCAACCACCTGTGGCAGATCGACGCCTCGGTCAGCCGCCAGTTCTACCTGGCTGATGACGGCACACGGGTGATGGACAAGCGCGAGTTCTATCGCGGCAAGCCCGGCAACTTCACCAAGATCGCAGAACGCCGCCTGTGGCGCTATGCCATCACCGACCACGCCAGCGGTGCGATCGAGCTGTTCTACGTGCTGGGTGCCGAAAGCAGCGCCAACCTGCTGTCGGCCCTGATCCACGCAATGACACGGCGCGAAATCGGCACGATGCACGGCGTTCCCAAGTTGCTGATGATGGATCCCGGCAGTGCCATGACGGCCACCAGCACCAGCAGCTTCCTGGCGGCCTGCGGGATCGAGCCGATCATCAATGAAGTGGGCAATGCACGCGCCAAGGGCCAGGTCGAGAACGCGAATTACCTGATCGAAACCCACTTCGAGGCCCTGCTCAAGCTGCGTGCACCGGTCACCAGTCTGGAGGAAATCAATACCCTGGCCCAGCAGTGGGCACAGGCCTACAACGCCACCCGCATCCACAGCCGCACCGGCTACACGCGCCGTGATGGGTGGCTGCGCATCACCCAGGACCAGCTGCGCCTGGCACCGGCCGTGGAAGTGCTGCGACAGCTGGCCACCAGCGCGCCCAAGGCCTGCACCGTACGCGATTGCATGATCCGCTTCCGGGCACAGCAGTACGACGTGCGTGGGGTGCCGGGACTGATCAACGGTCAGCGCGTAGACGTGGTGGTCAATGCTCTGGATCCGGAGGGCAGCGTACGCGTGCTGATGCCAGGCACACAGGACTGCGCGCCTGTGCACTACATCGCACCGCGCATCGGACGCGACGACTGGGGCTTCCTGGACAGCGCTGCCCAGGTTGGCACGGAGTACCGGACCGCTCCGGAGACGCCGGCCGACGCAGCTCGCAAGGAACTGGATCGGCTGGCCATGCAGGTCCACACCGATGCTGAGGCCGCTGTGGCACGCAAGGCAAAGCGAGTGGCCTTCGGGGGCCAAGTGGATCCGATGAAGCACCTGCGCGAAGCCAATGTGACGCCGAGCCTGCCGCGCTCGGGACGCATCGCCCAGGTCGATGCACCACAGGTGCTGGCGGCCCAGCGCATCGAGCCTGCGCCGATCCGCGCCGAGCTGCCGCCACTGAACCATGTGGAGGCGGCCATGCGCCTGAAACCGCTGGTGGAGGCAGCCGGTTCGGCCTGGTCGCCTGACCACTACGCCCGTACCGCCCAGCGCTGGCCTGAAGGCCTGCCGGTCGATCAGGTCGAATCCTGGGCACACACCCTGGCAGCACCGGATCGCGGTGGCCTGCGCCTGGTTGAAGGAGGTGTGGCATGACGCTGCGCCTGAAGCGCCTGCTCACCGACGCAGGCATCAAACAGGGCGTGCTGGCCACAGCTGCCGGCCTGAGCCGACCGGCCCTCAATGCCCTGATCAATCACGGCCAGCTGCCCACCAGCTGCGATCCGGCAGTGGTGCGCGCTGCCATCAGTTCCTGCCTGACCCAGCACGGCGTGACCGACGCCCACTGGCATGAAAAGGAGGGGCCGACGTGCTCCAACACGCCGGCCCCGGTTTCCCCACCGCAAGACACCGATAACGACAACGACATTCACGACGAGGAAGATCCCATGCTACTGCGTTTTCAGGCATTGACCCCACAGGCCAAGCGCCACTTCGGCCTGACCACCAATCCCTTCGCCGATCCGGCCAGCGCCGACGAGGTGTTCCTCTCCCCGGATATCCGCTATGTCCGCGAGAGCATGTACCAGGTGGCCCGTCACGGCGGCTTTGCCGCGGTGATCGGCGAGAGCGGTGCCGGCAAGAGCACGCTGCGCGAAGACCTGGTCGATCGCATCCAGCGCGAGGAGCAGGCCGTCATCGTGATCCAGCCCTACGTGCTGGCCAGCGAAGGCAGCGATGCGGTGGGCAAGACCCTGCGCAGCCACCACATCGCCGAGGCGATCATGGCCGCCGTCGCACCGCTGGCCAAGCCGAAGAGCAGCCCCGAAGCCCGCTTCCGCCAGTTGCACGAGTCGCTGCGTGACAGCGCCCGCGCCGGTCACAGCCACGTCCTGGTGATCGAAGAGGCCCACAGCCTGCCGCTGCCGACCCTGAAGCACCTCAAGCGCTTCCGCGAGCTGAAGGACGGGCTGCGCCCGCTGCTGTCGGTGATCCTGATCGGTCAGCCCGAGCTGGGCGTGAAGCTCTCCGAACACAACCCGGAGGTGCGCGAAGTAGTACAGCGCATTGAAATTATCACGCTGCCGCCGCTGGACAACGAGCTGGGCGCCTACCTGGCGCACCGCTTCAAGCGTGCCCAGGTGCCGCTGGACAAGGTGGTGGAACAGAGTGCCATCGACGCGCTGCGCACCAAGCTGGTTCCCTCGCGCGGTGCGGGCTCGCTGCTCTACCCGCTGGCCGTCCAGAACGCGCTCACCGCCGCGATGAACCGCGCCGCTGACCTCGGCGTGCCGACCGTCACCGCTGACGTCGTGCGGGGGGTGTGAGATGCGCTCGGATCTGACCATTTCGCTCAAAACTGCCCTTGACCTTGTCGCTGATGAACGTCACCGGCAGGTCAATGAGAAGGGCTATTCCGCCGAGCACGACGACGAGCACGCGCAGGAGGAACTTGCAGCAGCTGCGGCCTTCTATCTGCTCCCGTCGTGGATGAACCAGGACGTTGTCAGTGTCGATGCGAACGGCGCGATGGAAATCGCCCCACTTCAGCAGTTGGTTGCCGGCAGTGCATTCAACCCCAGCGCCTGGGAGGGCCTCAGTCGACTGGAGGACGATCCAGAGGATGACGTTGAGACCCGCATTCAGAACGTCGTTCGGGGACTAGCCCTTGGCACCGCAGAGCTGGAACGACTGTTGCGCCTTCGCGACGAACAGGGGGGCTGCTGATATGGCGATCCGAACTGAAGGCTGGCCGGCCGCAGAGGGCATGGTGAGGGTACCGGAGAGCGAAGCGTGGGCGTTCGCAAATCAGGTCATCCTGATTCCCTTCGAAATTCAGGATAAGCCCGAGCCGATCAACGTGGACATCCTGCAGGTAGTGATCGTGCCGCGCGCCAACTGGGAGCGCATCACTGCCCATGTTCCGGCCGATGTGCTGCGGCGTGAAGGGGTGGCTCATGGCTGATTTCAACACCTCTGGGGCGCAGTACCTGCGCAGCTTCGCCTTCTACTTGATGCGCGATGCCGAGCTGCCCGACCGGCAGGTAACGGTGATGCACCGCGACCTGTTCCACCGTGCCGGCATCGAGTGGCGCGACGGCCAGGGCATGGCCTCGCTGCTGGACAACCTCAACCTGCAGCAGCTGCGAGCGTTGGTCGACCAGCTGCGCGACGGCGATGACGACGAGGAGGAATGATGGCCGTTCCGACCCTCCAGCGTTGCCTTGGCCAGGTGCACAACCGCAAGCGCCATAGCGCGCAGCACCCCCAGCGAAAGAAGTCCATCGGGGTGCTGGTGCAGGACTGCCACATGTTCCCCACAGCGTCGCGAGTGGGGGCTATCCAGGTACAGGACCCTGACTCCAGGTGTGAGTACCTGATCGAGGTGTGGATCCACACCGGCGTGCTGGTGATCTCGCAGAGCACCAACAAGCGCTGGCTGCTGGAACTGGACGAGATTCTGGACCTGGCGATTGCCGCCGGCATTGATCGGGGGGCCATCTGACATGCAGCTGGCCCTGCTACCGCAAGAGCTGTCCCCACAGACGGTGCTTTTGCAGTTGCAGGGCCGTCGCGGCGCCGTCAACGGCATCACCGCCCGCGACCTGGTGCAGCAGATCACCTCACGCACCAGCACCGCCGACGAGCGCCGCCTGCGCCAGATCATCGAGCAGCTGCGGCGCGAGGGGCACCCGATCTGCGCCCACCCGGCTCACGGTTACCACCTTGCCGCCAGTGCGGCCGAACTGGACCGCGCCTGCACCTTCCTGGTCGGGCGCGCCATGACCTCCCTGGAGCAGGTCAGCGCGATGAAACGCGTTGCGCTCCCGGATCTGTACGGACAACTCGGGCTGGACAAGCCCGCTACCGACGAGGATTCCAACCATGAACCATGAACGTAACTCCGATGTGCTGTATGCCGCCGCGAACACTGCCCGCGAGCTGGAGAACAGCGGCATCGAGATACTGGGCCTGCACAGCAATGGCCGCCGTGCGGTACTGATTCTGGACCGCCCTCCCACGATGGTGGGTGGCCACCTCAAGCGCCGGCAGCCCAACGGCAGCGGCGGCCAGGACCGCGTGATGGCCGCCGAGTACCAGGGCGTGCAGCTGGAGTGGACCCAGCGTCCTCCGATGCTGCGGGAGGTGGCTCATGGCTGAGCGCGGCCAGTTCCTGGTGGTCCCTGCTGAGTGGGTGGGTGGCGACACCTTCACCGACTCGGCCAAGGCGATCGAAGATGCCCAAGCCCGCAGCAAGGTCGACGGCAAGCACCGCGCGGTGGTTTGCGTGGTCGCCCGCACCACGCCCAGCCCTGCACCGGTCATCGTGCTGACGCGTACGGAAGCCGGCATCACCCAGCCGCAGGTGGTCCAGCCATGAGTGCTATCCCCAGCGTCGCAATGCAGCACGCCATCGCCCTGTCACTGGGCGCCAGCGTGGTCCGTTCTGCGGATCTGATCGACCGGGTGATGGAGCATGGCTTCCATTACCGCGGCTATGTGTCCAACGCGGTCGCCAAGGCGGTGCGGTGCGGAATGATCCTGCGCGTTGGCGAAGGGGTGGCCCGCAACTACCGCCTCAACCCCGACTGGAAGATCGACCAGGTGGCTCTGGCGGCCGCGCAGGCACAGCGTGTGCGCGGCATTCGGCCGGGTACGACAGGGGCGCAGAAGGCCCGATCTGCTGCTGGCGGTTACGAAGGTCCCGCCTTCGACAAAGGCCCGCTGATGCCCTCCATCGGCACCGTGTGTCAGTCCCAGGAGGATCTGGAAGGCGAGCTGCCGCCTTACCTCGGTGGTCGCTTGGTCGATTCGCTGCATAGCCACTTCGATCGCATCTTCGGTGGGGTGGAGTGATGGCACGCACCGGCCGCCAGCGCTACGACCACCTGCGCGCGATGCGCTTTGCGCTGTGGGCGCGTACGCAGAACCCGCGCCAGCTCACACCACAGCGCATTTCCGGCCTGCTCGGCATCTCGCTGGATGCCGCCCGCCGTTGGCGCGCCGACTGGTTCACCGCCACCAGCCCTATCCATGTCGAAGGCGTCCCCGATGTCCTTCGGCCCACTCAACCGTTTGTCACCCCCGCCGCCCAAGGAGGCGCCCAATGACCCCATCCATTCCCGAAGGCTACCGCGAAGACCGTAACGGTCGGCTGGTGCCCGAGGCACAGATCAAGCCGATCGATCTGGCGCGTGACCAGCTGGTGCAGGAGAAGATCCAGCGCGCCCTGGAACTGCGCGAAGCACTGCGCACCTTCAAGGCGGATACGTTCGCCGATATCGGCGCGTTCGTGCAGCTCAGCGGCGAGCAGTACGGCGCCAAGATCGGCGGTGACAAGGGCAACGTCAGCCTGTATTCCTACGATGGCCGCTTCAAGATCCTGCGCGCCTGCCAGGACACAATCCAGTTCGATGAGCGCCTGCAGGCCGCCAAGGCACTGATCGATGAGTGCCTCAACGACTGGACCGAAGGCTCGCGCGCCGAGCTGCGCACCCTGGTCAACAGCGCCTTCAAGGTGGGCCAGGACGGCAGCATCAAGACGGCAGAGGTGCTGTCACTGCGCCGGCTGCAGTTCGATGACGCCCGCTGGCAGCGGGCAATGACCGCGATCAGTGATGCGGTGACGGTGGTGGGCAGCAAGACCTACGTGCGCTTCTACGAGCGCGATGCACGGGGTCAGTACCAGCCGATTTCCCTCGACGTGGCAGGAGTCTGACATGCCGAAGATCCGAGATACCTGCACCTTCCGCTTCGACGGCGTTCGCGGTGCACTCAATGCCAGCACCTTGGCTCTGGCGGTGGAGATCGCCGACCGAGCGGCGCGGGCCGACCTCGAGATCCACGCTCTGGCCGTCGAGCTGGACGGGTTGCGCTTTTTCGACGCCACCTGCGGCAACGTTCAAGGCGAAGACGCGACCGCTGCTCGCTATGCCGTCCGTCAGGCAGTGCGGTACATCGAGGCGCGCGGAGACGCGTTGCCCTGGTGCCTGAAGCGCCACATCTCCCAGCCGGCGCTGCTGCACTTCGAAGATCGCACCGACCCCGAGGTGGCCACCACCGGCCCGCGTCATGCCTGCGTCAACTGCGACATGCCCACCGGTGCGCCCGAGTCGCCCATGTGCGGCCCCTGCGCTCAGCAGGCGGTGGGCGCGATGGCCGCCGCGCTGGCTGCCGCCAACCAACGTTTGGATCTGATCCACGAGGTTCAGAAATCCATCTGCGAGGTGCAATTGTGATCGCGTACTGCTGGGCCAATGGCCAGATCGGCTTCGGAACAAACGTGCCGGACGGCGCAATCTTCATTGCCGAATGGAGCAGCGCGCAGCTGCGCAAGGTGATCAGCGTCGCAGCCAGGCACGGAAAGGGAGTGATGCAGGGGGTGCTGCTTGTACCGGGTGTGCCAGAGGCGCAGACGCAGCGGGCAAAGGGTGACGCGCTTGGGGCTTGGCTTGCGTGGTGTTCCCAGCACCCGCGTCGGCTGCGCTGGGGCGCACTGCGCGCCAGCAACCTCAACACCGACCCAAAGGAGAACCGCCATGTTCATGCGTAACCTGGTGCTGTTCCGCTTTCCGACCAGCACCGACTTCTCCGAAGTCGAATCCGTGCTGCCGTATGGCGTTCTGAAGCCGGTTGGACCGCTGGAAATGAACTCGCGCGGCTTCATTTCCCCCTTCGGCCGTGAGGAGCAGGAGCGCCTGTCGTGCCGACAGGGCGACTTCCTCTGGCTGACAGTGGGTGGCGAGAACAAGATTCTGCCCAGCGCGGTGGTCAACCGTGCGCTGGAGAGTCGTCTTCAGGTCATGGAACAGGAACAGGGGCGTCGACCCGGTGGCCGTGAGCGCAAGCGCATGAAGGACGACATCTTGCACGAGCTGCTGCCCAAGGCCTTCGTCAAGAACACTCGCCACGACGCGATCTTGGACCTGACCCACGGCTATGTGGCCGTGGACACCTCCAGCCGCAAGGTGGGCGAGGCCTTCGTGTCCGATATCCGCGGCCTGCTGGGCGGCTTCCCGGCAGTCCCGCTGAATGCCCAGGTCGCGCCGCGCTCGATCCTGACCGGCTGGATCGCCGGCGAGCCGCTGCCGGACGGGCTATCCCTTGGAGAGTCCGCCGAGCTGCGCGATCCGGTCGAGGGTGGCGCCAAGGTGCGCTGCAGCGACCAGGAACTGCGCAGCGACGAGATCGACAAGCACCTGGATGCCGGCAAGCAGGTCACCAAGCTGGCCCTGGTGCTGGAGGACGCGCTGTCCTTCGAGCTGGGCGATGACCTGGTGTTGCGCAAGCTGAAGTTCCTGGACTGCGCGCTCTCCCAACTGGAGCAGGCCGATGCCGACGGCCGCCGCGCCGAGTTCGACGCCCGCTTTGCCCTGCAGAGCGGCGAGATTCGCCGCCTGTTCCTGGTGCTGGAACAGGCCTTCCACCTTTCAACGAACCCGTGAGGCCCGGCATGACCATCAAGCGCTACAAGATTGAACGTGACTGGGGCGAAGGCCAGGTACAGCTTGAGATCGACCACAGCATCTTGACGCCGAAGCTGGCGACGGAAATCAACAAGTTCTGGACCGGTGCCGATGAGCGCCTTGGAGAAGCCGACGGCGACGCGGTACTGGCCGTCATCAAGATGGCGGGTGCCGAGTTCATGGGGTGGGTGCTGGACGTGAACTCCAGCTACTCGACCGAGGGTATGCAGCGTGAGTTCGATCAACTGGAGGGCTGGCCGTCGCCCCACGGCATCCGCTTGGTCGATTGGGACGACCGGCCCGATCTCGATTCCTGCCTCATGCAGGTCGAGGAAGTGGAGGTATCTCATGGATGAGACCGTGTACGACGCGGCATGGCGGGCCTACAAGGCTGCGCCTCGCGCCGTGGCCAACGGCCCGTCACGCTCAGCCATTCGAGCGGCGGTGGATGCGGTTCTTGGCTACCTGATGCCGCCTGGTTCGACGCCAGCGTTCTTCGCCGACCGCGAACTGCGGCGGGCAGTGGCGGCGGACCTCATGGAGATGGGCAGTGAGAGCCAGCGCGGCCACTGGCCGGCCATGCGGGCAACCTACACCGTCCCGCTTTTCCGGCTCCCGCCAGAGCTGGCCGCGAGCGAGGGGCCGCTGATCCGCCGCAATCCGCTGACGAAGAAGTCCCAGGTGGCCGCCGTCCTGAAGGACGGCGGCCGTATCGTGCCTGGTGCGCGCGAAGGGCTGCGGCGGCTCTTGGATCATGCCGGTCAGGAAGTGCCGGCATGGCAGACCGCCCTCCGGGCCGCTCAGGGCGCAAGGAGCAAGGCATGACGCGCGTTCGCAAGGCCGGCGACGGCCGTAACCGGGTGCTGGCCGCGATCCACGCCGGCGCCAAGAAGCTCGGCCTCTCCGAGGACGTCTACCGTGACCTGGTTGAGCGCGTCTCCAAGGAGCACGGGGCCGCCCAGCGAAGCGCCGGCAAGTGCGATCGCCGGCAGCTCGATGCGATCGCCAACGAGCTGCGTCGCCTGGGTGGAATTCCCGCCAAGGCGGCGTACGCAGCCAAACGATGGGCAGGCCGCCCCAAGGGCGACCTATCCCCTCAGCTGTCCAAGATCGAAGCCCTGCTGGCTGATTCGGGGCGCGAGTGGGAATATGCCCATTCGGTGGCCCGCCACATGTTCAAGGTAGGACGCCTGGAATGGTGCAACCCGGATCAGTTGTCCAAAGTGATTGCCGCTCTTCAGATCGATGCCAATCGCCGCGCCCGGCGGGAGGCCCCTTCGGCATGAAGTCGATGGAGGCCCGCCGCAACGAGCTCTTGGCCAATGCCGCTTCGGCGGCGGCTACGGCTGCGCGTGCGCTCGGCCTCGGCGACGACTTCGCAGAGCAGATCGGCGCGGCGGTGGCGGACACCTTGGCCGAAGACTGGGGCGGCCAGACCATCTACTTTCCCCAGGACGCCTCATTCAAGCTCAGCCCACGCGAGCGTGAGATACTGGACGCCCACCGCAATGGGGCTACAGTTCCGGGCTTGGCGAAGCGATACAGAATGTCTGAGCAAGGGATCCGCAAGCTGCTCGCCAGGGCGAACTTCCGGGATCGTAACCTCAATCAGATGAGTCTGTTCCGCACAGCACCCTGA